GCGGCAATGTGGCGGAACAAAGCCTACGAAGCAGCAGGACACCCGCTGCCGTGGAAACCGGATGAGCTATGGCAAGGGCTGACGGATAAGGAACTTGAAGAATTGTCGAATGCCGAACTCGGAGCGTATGACTTGTGCCTCGAAGTCGAAGCAAAACTGAAGGAGAAGAACGGATGACGCCTTGCCCCAACTGCGGCGCGGCGTTGGCTTTCAAACGATGGCGCAAGAATGCGGATGCTTTCAGGGTACGAAACTGCCTCGCTTGCAAGGCTCGCTTCAAGACGCAGGAGGTCATCCTTTATGAGGTTGGAACCATGACCGAAGAACGCTTGATCAGGTTCATGTCAGAGCGCAAGGGCTGGCAGTCGTATGAGACGATTGCTCGACACTTCTGCGTGACGCCCGCAACAGCACAGACCGCAATCAAAAAACTGGAGAGGGAAAACCGTGTCCAATTCAAGTTTGGCGAGAACGGAAGAAAGCTCTGGCACCTCGTCGACAAAGAGGTTGCCCCGCCTGCGCCGCGCAAGTCCCGCGCCAAACCGCAGCCCGATCCCGTGGCCGTTCCCGCCAGCAGGGTTTACCGAATCGAAGACGGGGAGAGCCGAGCCGCCCCTAAACCCCGAACCAAAGCCCCGACGCAGCCGCAAAGCTGGTTCAGCGTCCTTGGTCAGTGAGGAGGCACCGTGGTGACCGACTGGACACCGGAGGAGGAAGAAGCCTGGCGCGAGTTGGAGCGGCGCTGCCCGACCAAGGAGCAGACTCTCCAGCTCGCGCAGACGCTGGACGGCGGGGTGGTGTACCTATGCCGCTTCTGCGGCGACTACCACGTCAGACCGCTGCCATCACCAGAGCAGTCCGTCTGACCTCCAGCACGCGCCGACCCCAGCCACGGCCGAAGTGTTCCCACGTCTTGAGCTCTTGCAGGAACGCGAGCCGCTTGTCGCAGTACGCGTTGATGACATCCGGCGCCGCGATCGCCTCGACCGCCGCCAGCGTGCGCGGCCCGAGCACGCCGTCGACCGTTACGCCAGCGACCTCTTGCAGGAACTTGACCGCGCGGCCAGGCCCGCTGTTGACCGCCGTGTCGAAGACGACATAGTCGATGCCGGCGGGCAGCGCGCCGCACCGTGGGCGGTCCCAGTACTTGTCACGGTAGAGCGGCGTCACGTCTGCGACCGTCAGTGCCTTGATGGCGTCCACGCTGACGGGCCGCCCGACCCAGCGCTCCCACGTCTCCTTGGTCACGCCAAGGTTGGTGGCGCCGCCGGGGTCGTGAGGGTTCAGAACGAAGCCGCCCTCATGCTGGAGGACGTGCTGGAGGCACTCCTCGAACCGGGTCATCGACGCTTGTCCCAGATCGACCAGCCGAGCCCGGCGAGCGTGGCGAGAGCGCCCACGATCCCTTCCCACGTCTCGCCATCAATGCCCCAAGACACCGCGAAGCCGCCGCCAGTGGCGGTCAGGACGTGCCGCACAACGGCGGTCAGGACGGTTGCGTTCATGTTGTCTCCTTAGAGTTTGACGACAAGGCTCAAGAGCAGCACGATGATGAAGCCGGCGCTGCCGATCAGGATCTGTTCCAGCCGCTTGAGGCGAGCGTTGATGCCTTCGTAGCGCACCGTGCAAACTTCTTCGTGCGTCATCAGTCGGGCCTCTATTTCGTTGATGCTTCCCATTGATAAGACTCCATTCAAAGCGTCGGCTCGATGCGCGGCTGCGCCGGAGCCCTTGGTCTGACAAACAAGCCACGCAGCGCGTTCAGCCCACGCGCAAACGGGAGGAGTGCCTCCGGATACACCGGCCGAAGCGCCTGCGCGCGCAACTGGTTCTGGTACTGCTGCTGGCGGTATGCGTCCTCGGCAGCCTGCTCGCGACCCTCGTAGGCGCGTAGGTTGTTGAGCGCGACCTCCGCAGCACGTTCGTTCGTCTGCTGGATCAGCCGCTCCATCATCAGCCGGCGCGGCTCGAACGCCTCGTTGACTTGGCTCTCGATTGCGTTTCGCATCTCGAAGTCGCGCATGGCGGCCAGATGCTCGTCAGCGGCCTGCCGGTTAAGCCCCAAGATCTTCGCGCGGTCGCTGGAGTCGGCGAGCGACTGCTGCTCGGCAGCGTCGGCCTCGGTCTGCGCGGTGGCGCGCTGGATCAGACGGCGGTCGGCAGCGGCGTCCGACTCGGCCATGCGCCCCTCGCGCGCCTGCGGGGTGTAGTACTGCCACAACTCGCGGTCCTTGGCCGGCAGGTCCGCAGGCATCATCGGCAGGCTCATCAGATCGGTCGCCTCGCGACGAGCGCGGGTCGACTCCAGCATCGCGTTGTTGCTGGGCCGGGCCGGGCGGTCGTCAGCGCGCGCGGTCGTGTAGGTCTGGACGCGGTTGGTCTTGGGGTCGCGCCAGCGGAAGGTCGTTTCGCCCCGCGCTCGCGCGTTGGCGAACGCCTGGTTGAAGGTCAGCCCGCCGCTTTCGGCGAGGAGGTTGGCGAGCGGGTCAGCCATGTCAGTCCTCACTAAAGCTAACAACCGGCGCAGCTACAGGAGGCACTGCCACAGCCGTCGCGCGGCCCGCAGCGCCGCTAAACATTGTGCGCCGCTCTTTACGCGCTAGCGCCCGCTGCATAGCCGCCAAGGCTTCATCAGGCTTTTGATACATCAGCACTGCCAGTTCAGTCGCCGCTTTGTTGTTGATACGCTGTTCAAGATGCCGACTGACCCGTAAGGCGAGCTGCGTGGCTTGATCGAGCGGATTGTAGCCGCGAATTGGAGAAGTCTCTTCTGCGGCTTCAGTAGCAAGGCGTTGCGCGGATGGGCGCGACGCCGCTTCACCTCGGGCTGCAAGTCCTTCTGCGCGCTGAAAACGAGCGATGTCGGCTGCAACAGAAGATAGGTCGGTGAGGTCTTCACGACTAAAATTGCCGACAATTTGCTGGACTTTAGGCTGCACGCGAGCATCAGGCAATGACCGCTGAAACTCAGCCGCTACTTTACGAACTTGACCAGCGCGCTCAACCAACGCTTCCAAGTCAGCAAAGCCGCTTCGGCCCATAACTTGTTTAATGCTACCGCTGTTCTCTGCCAGCAGTTTGACTGCCGCACCAATGTCAGGCTTGTCGCCTGAGATCATGTTGGTGACGCGCTGCACTACAGAGGCTTGAATAGCTTCGCGGCCGTCTGGCGACAACCGCCGCAACGCATCAGACATTTGCGCTGGGCTACGGAGCAAAGATTGCACAATGTCTTGCGGGTTTTCTTGCCCATAAACGCCACGCAACGAACCAATCTCATCCAGCCCTTGCGTAAGGCGCGCCGCTTCGGTTTGGATTCGGTCTAACTGCTGACGCACGGGGACGCCGTTTTGCTCCAGCAACTGAAGTTTGTCGGAATGCTTTTGCAGGAATGTTGCGGCCGCGTCAGGCCGCACTCGCATTGTGACAGGGTCGATCACCGCGTCGCGGAACATGTCTTGAATGCCGCGCGTAAACGCTGCGCGCGCTTGCGGGTCTTGGCCAAAGGTGGTCAGGAACTGACGAGTGTCGGTCGGATCTTTGAAGTAGGCCGCGACCGTGTTCTCTGGCAGGATGCGCGTCTCACCAAACGCAGAATCTTTAAGCAGCCGTCCGGTGACGTTGTCTTTGAACGCGGGCGCAAACCGCAGCCGATAGGTTTCCAGCGCTCTGCCATACAACGCTTTTGCCTCGTCAGACAAGTTTGGCGTGTTGGCGATCACTTCATCAATCTGCCGGTGCATCGCCATCAAATCGGGCACTTGCGCTGGCGTCAGCCCTGCCATGCTACGTTGGGCGCTGGCGATGTCGGAATTGATTGCTTTACGCAGCGCGTCCAACTGCTCAAGCGACATAGTAGGCAATTCGACACCGGTCGTCAGCGGACGCCCGTTCGGACCAATGATGAGCCCCGCCGTAGGCGTGGGCTGAAGCGGAGCTAGCGCTCGCGCGATAGCTGGTGCGGACTCCGGTGCGAACTCAGCCAGCGGGCGCCCGAGCGCGGCTCGCGCTGCGTCAGCGATCGGAGTAACGTCAATCTGAGCGCCTTCAGCGGCGTTGAACGCAGCGGCGTAGGCCGGCTGAACTTCCTGCGCCCGCATACGGCGCCGCAGCGCTTCTGCGCGCGACTGTATGACTTCACCTGGCGCCGCGCCTTCTGGGTACGCCGCTTTGGTAGGTAGTTCACCTCGAAGTGAGGTCATCAGCGCGTTAAGGTTTTGCTCCTCGCCAGCAATTTGGCGTTGCAGATTGTTCCTGACTTCTGACAACCGCGTCAGATCAGCCGGCGCAAGCTGGGTGCCTTCCTGCGCTATCTGCTGTTCAATGCGGTCAAGCTGACCGCGCAGATAACCCATGTTCTTTTGCACCGCATCAAACTGAATTTGCGCGGCTTGCGGCGCTCGTTTAATGCGGTCTTGTAGCGCCGCCAAAGCAATGTTCTCAACGCCGCCCTCAACAACGCGCTCGGACACAGACGGCACATAGCCAGGGGTTGTTCGCATACCTTGCGTAGCGCGAAGCGCGTTGACCCCTTCTGCGCCAGCCGCGCTCAAAAGCGCGTTCTCTGCAATTTGTTCGGCGGGAGTCAGCATACCTTTTACAGACCGAGCCGCACCGAGCCCCAACCTGAAAGCGGGCGCTAGGACGGCGCCAAGCGGCCCCGCCATCATCACGTCTTCAGGGCTGAACGGCGCGGTGCCGACAACTGCTGCTGTGCCGCCGCCAGCGGCTCGCAGCCCTATGCCTTTGGCGCCCTGAACAGCCGCCGGAATCTCGAACCCACCTGTTCTAACGGCTTGCCCAAACGCGGGCGACGCCGCCCCAAGCGCTGCGCCAGCCGCCCGTACAATCGGCATTCCTAGCGCAACTTCTGTGCCGATCTGACCAACCTTTGCAGTGGTTGTCGTTGGGTCAACACCGTAGACTTCGCGCAAATACGCTTCAGTTTGAGCGCCCCGTGCGGGCAGCCCTAGCATAGGCGCCGCGCCTGTGATCTGAGCGGGTGTCATCAGCGCTTGCGTTGCCCCCGCTCGCAGTTGGCGAACGGTTTGGCCAAGCTCCTGCCGCGTTTCTTCTGGAATAAACGGGATCGCTTCCGCAACAGTTGTGCGGGTAGCGGGCGCCGGTTCTACTTCCGCTTTTAGAGCGGACACGTCGTAGCCGTTGGCCTCCAGTTTTTGAATAAGTTGCGAGCGTGTCGTGCCGTCAGGCACGTTTTGTATGACCGTACCATCAGGCAAACGAACATTCATCGCTTTAGACTCCGAAAGTCAATTACTTCCGGCTGCTCACCGCCTGCTGACCCGCGCTGTTGCGGTGCGTAGCGTTGCAGTTCGGGCCGCTCAAACAGCGACTTATCACCTTCTGTTTCAAACCATGCGTCGCGAGCGCCGCGCATCGTTTTGTTTTCCGCAATCCATTTGCGATAGAACTGGTCTTGCTCAATCGAGCGTTTAGCTTGAGCGCGAGCTACATCCAACATGAATTGGTTGGCTTCAGGCGTATTGCCAAGTTGAGCAAACGTTTGTTCAATTCGCTCGGCGTCTTGGTTAGTTTGCACACCTTTCTGCTCAAGCTGCTTTGCAAGCACATTTTCTTTAATTGCTTGCAAGAAAGTTTGTGCGTTAGTGGCAAACTTGCCAGCATCTTTGACGCCCATCGCCGCCAAAAAATTAGCCGCTTTGGCTTTTACATCCGTACCAAACCCAGTGCGAAAGCCTGCGTCTAGCACTCGTTGTGCAGAATCGATGGAGGTCAACTGACGACGGGCAGATTGCGCCAACGTTGACACTGTTTCTTCTTCTTTAGCCAACCCTGCGCCACGAGCTTTTTCTTCTTCCCGTTCGCCTGCGCCAACATTTACGGTCGTACCACCAACCCTGCCCAACGCTTCAATCCGCGCGTCATACGCCGCACGATTGGGGTCGTTAGGCGGCAGCTTGTCACGCTCCGCGATCAGCCGCGTAAGCTCAGATGGCGCGCCCGGTCCAGCCGGCAACGTGCCTTGCATCTGCATCTGAAGTTTTTGAAACTCGCCTTCTTGACGGCGTCTTTCGGCGATCAGCTTCGCCACCTCGGCTGCCGACTTCTCCCGCGCCGCGACGACCGGGCCCATGCCCGGCGTCAGCGCGACCTCGCGCTGCATCTCGCGGGCGCGTTGTTCTTGCGGCATCAGCATCAGTTCAGCAGCGCGCGGGCCCATGTCGACGCCTTGCTCTTTCAGGCGCCGGTAGGTTTCCGCAAAGTCGCCTAAATTAGGCGACGTCTCCATCAACGCTTCAGCGGCAAGTTGTTGGCCTGCTGACTTACGCTTGCGCTCGCGTTCGCCGAACGTCTCTTGCAGCTCAAGCGCGCGCAGGCCACGCTCGCCGCCCATCAGCGCTTGCTCCAGTGTAAGCGGGCGCCCGCTCCTTAGCGCGCCCGCCAGCGCCTCTTCCTGCGCCATCTGGCGCTCCATCTGCTGCATCCGCATCTGGTTCAGCGCGTTGGCTTGCTGCGCCTGCTGAATCTGGGCGAACTGCGCCATCATGTTGTACGGAGACTCAAACCGAGGTGGTTGAATCCCGGCGGCGATCAGTTGGTTGATAGCCATGTTGGCTCCTTATGATGGTTCCGCCCAAGAATAGCCGCCAGCAGGGCCGTAGTTCTGCATGTTCTGGTAGTAGCTTGTCGGGTAGCCTTGCTGCTGCCTGCTTTGCAGCATGTTGTACATCCGATCGCCCATGTAGAGGTTCCCCAACTGGCCGAGCGTGTTCGAGAACGTCTGCGCTTGGCCCAGACGACCGGCAGCGGCGGCCGAGCCGACCGCACCGGCGGCCTGCGCCTGCGCGCCGCCCAGGTTCATCATCTGGTTGGCAATGTCAGAGGTGACGCCTCGGCCGGTGGCGGCGGTCTGGAGCAGCGGCAGCATCTCGCCTGACCGCTCGCCGGTGAACTGGCCATACTCCATCGCGCCAAGGTTCGCACGGGCCGCGCGGTCACGCTGGAACCGATCGAAAGCGCTGCCGTACTCCTGCGAGGCCAAGTCTTGGCCGTACCGCTGGAACGCCTTGCCAGCGCCGCCTGACAGGAGCCCGCCGCGTGCGGCAGCGGTTCGCTCAAGCGCTTTCAGCCCCTCGGACATCCGGAACGCATAGCCGGGGTCAGCTTGGAAGTTGAACTGCTCGGATGCCAGCTCGGCGGGCGACAGACCAGCGCTTGCCTGGTACGGACGGAAGTTCCGCATCCGTTCCATGAGCATGTTCTGCGCCTCGATGCCGGCCTCGCGAAACGGCGCTTGGGCTTCCAAACCGCGCTCGAACATTCGCTCTTGAGACGCGATGCCCTCGCGGATAGCGTTGGCTTGGTCTCTCGCCGCACGACGAGTGGCGCTCGAGCCAAACAGACCGCCGAGGATGTTACCTCCAATGAGGCCGGCAGTTATAGGATCAATAGCCATCTCACACCTCTTTGGTCTGCGCGAGCGCGGCCTTGATCGCCTCAGGCGTTGCGGCAGCGTCGATTGCGGTTTGCATAAGCGCGTACTTGTCGCGGATCTTCTGGCGCTCGGCCTCGGCAGCGGCGGCCTCGGTGGGGATGGTCGCCTTGATGTCCAACGGCGCAAACTCTTTTGCCCGCGCCGCCCGACGCATATCGTGACCGATCTGCTTGGCTTTGTCTATGTTGACGATGATCATGCCGTGTACTCCCAAGCGTTCCGGAAGGTGCGGTCAGTCGGAATGTCGGCCGCGTCGATGATCTTGTACGGCACACCAGGCGGCACGTCCTTGGCGATGATCTCTTCCAGCGTCAACCCGCAGTCGGGGATCGGGATCAGGATCGCCACACCGCCATCAGGCGTCGGGTAAATGACTCGTTGGTTCATGTTGATCACCTGAAGATAGCAACACAGTAATAAGTAGCGTCTACCGCGCCGCCGCCGCCTGCGCCCGAAGGTTGTATGTACACGCGGACAGATCCAGTTGCAATAGGTGGCCCGGCTGCGTACAGCGACGGAAAACAAATGTTAGTGCCGTTGCTTACAAATTCCGACGTAACAATTGCCGAGTAATTAGCATCCGGCATCGCCACGGTGAAATTGACCGTATAGTCGCCTGTGCCGTTGTCCGTAATGCTGCTGACGTTGCCGCTACCCCTAATTGCCGGTGTACCAGTGCCGTTAAAGTTAACCCACGCACGGCAACCATAAGCGGTCGCTACTGAACCGTAACCGCTGTTGAATTGGAACAGGCCAGTAGACGTGGCACGAAACCGCTCGGCAGCGGCGGCGCCCGCCGCCATCGTTTTGAACGACAGGTCGAAGTCTTCCGAGCCTGCCGTCACATCAGTCGTAATCGCCTCGATCGTGGCGCCGATCTCGGTGTTGCCGGCGGTCGTTTCAACAGCAAACTGCATTCCAACACCGATGCCGTTGGCGGGCGTGCCGGATGACTGGCTGTCAATCCGCAAGACTTGCGTAACGGCGTTGGTGGTGGCACTGGTCTGTTGGATGTGCGCTTTAGTCTGCGGTGTGTCAGTGCCGATGCCTACGCGGTCGGTTGATGCGTCAACAAACACCAAATTAACATCCGTGTCGCCTTCGATCCGCGTGTCAACGTCAGCGCCCGTTTCGTTAACCACGACCGCGCCGTTGAGTGTAGTGCTACCCGTCACCAAAACAGCGCCTACAACGTCAAGTTTTGCTGTTGGTGTGTTAGTGCCGATTCCCACACGATCAGTCGAAGCATCAACAAACAGCAAGTTGGCGTCCGTGTCACCCTCAACACGAAAGTCTTTGTCTGCGCCTGCTTCATTAAACACCGCAGCGCCAGTGACATTAACATCGCCTGTCAGCGTAAAGTTGCCAATCTGCGTGGTGTCGCCGTAATGCGTTACATCAACATCGTTCGCGCCGCCTACTTGCCCAAACGTCATGGCGGTACTGGTGCCGCGCAGAAATGGCACACCGCCTGCCGTCAGGCCCAGCTGCCCTACGGCGGCCAAGTAGACGCCGGTGTCGGTGTCCGCAGAGAACGAGTAGGGCGGCGCGCCTGCTGTGCCACTGTTCGCAAGGATCTGCGAGACGTTGATGGCGTTACTGACGTTGTCGACCGTCCAGATCGTGGAGTCAGTCGAGGTCTTTAGCACGAACTTGTAGGACTGCGCGGCCAGCCAGACATTGGCCTCGCCACGCGAGTCCAGGATGATCGGGTTGGTGTTGGGCGTCGCGCCGGTCGAGTCTGTGTAGGTCGCAAGCGGTGTGGTCGTGCCGGCCGCATAGGTGTACAGTTTGCCGGCAACGAGCGGGTTGCCGTCGTTGTCGAAGAACTGGAGCTTGGGGACGGATGACAGATTAAAGCTCATAGGGCCACCTCAGAAACGGTCAGAATGGCCGATGGAATGGCCGGGCAGAAGGCGGTCGCCGCTTCTGCGATCAATTGTACCGAAGTCGTGTCGACCGCCCACATCAGTTCAAAGTAGCTGCCGCCTTGCATGTTCAGCATAAAGGACCACGCGGCAACCAACTCTGCGTTGTTGCCTTGAATGCGGGCGCGGCTGGCTGAAAACGGTACGTCAATTCCATTGATGCGCGGCCAAATAAAGACACTGCCTACGCCGCCCGAGGTCTTGTCCAGTTGCAGCGAAAATTGGATTTCGTAGACGCTTACATCAGGCACAAAGATGCGCGAGGTTGGCGTGCCACGCTGGATGGCAAACGAGACTATCTCGCTGTTGAACGTGACCGCGTAGGGTGTGTCAATCGCAGCAGCGGTCTGCGTTGTGGTGTCGTAGAACGATCCGTAGCGCGGGCTGCGGTTCAAAAACCGATACCACTCCCGCGACATCAGGTCAGCGGTCCCGGCCTCAAGCAGCGGCACGCGTTGCGCCGGGATGCGGAAGGGGGTCGGGTTAGGCATTGGTAGCGCTCGCGGTGAGTTCAGCCCCCATGATCGCAATCTTGACCGGGTCGGTGCCGCTCACCTCGTAGACGCGGTCGCGCAGCCTTACCGTGCTGCCCAGCCGCCGCCAGATGACCCGCGTGCCGGTGGCGCCGATCGCGCCCATCGACCGCCAGTGCTCGCTTGACCAGTTGTGGCCAGCGTCGTCCGACCACCGCAGCATGACCTGCGGGTCGGACCCTTGCCCGGTCACAAGCCCCACGCCTGACTCGCAGTCGAGCTGTAGGCTGTGCTGCACCGTGCGTTTCAGATTGTTCTGGCCGGTACCAAGCGCGCGCCAAGACCGCAGCCAGCGCTGCGGTACGCCGTCATCGCTGTAAGTCGCGAGGTCGTATTCGTAGACCTTGCCGTTCAGATAGTCGCCAACCAGGATCGTGCCGTTGAAGTTCACCATGCAGTTAGCGCGGTGGCGCGTGTACTGCCCGGCGACCCATGCGGCGCGCTCATGCCACAGTTGCGTGGTCAGATCGTAGACCCAAGTCTTGCCGGCGGTCGGGAAGGTCAGCACATAGAACAGATGGCCGTCTTGCTGGTAGGACGACCCAATCGCGTCAGTAATGACGCTGTAGGACTGGATCTCGCGCTCGATCGAATGTGTGCTGACCCGCACGCCTCGGTAGCCGTTTGTCTGATAGACAATCCCTTGGCCTTGGTCGTTGGTGCCAAGCCAGAAGACGATGTTGGAGAGCTTGACGGGCGAGTAACGGGCGATACAGCCTAGTTCGTTGAAAGCGCCCGCGATGCGCTCAAGCGGAAAGTCAGGCCCGCCCGCGTTGTACCAGACCTCGGTGGACTTGGCGCCAAACACCCAGATTTCCCGGTGGTCGACCAAGACCGACACGATGTCGTCTGGCGCCCCTTCAGCGCTCGCGAAGTCCAACGGGTCGACCGACGTGCCGTCCAGCAGCGCGGTCACCCATAGCTTCTGGCTGTCAGGCTCGGCGAACACAAAGTATCCGTCTATGAAGCCGACCGAGGACGCGCCGGGGAAGTCAGGATCGGTGATCTGGGCAAACGCCGTAGTCGTGGCGTTGTAGATGTAAGACGTGCCTGCCGCGTCACCCAGCGCCAAGAACATCTGCACGCCGTTGTCTGCAATGCTGACCGGCCCCACGCCGGCGTCGCTGCTGACCGTGCCCGCGAGCGTAGCCACATAGGACGAGTCGACCCGCCAGAGTTTGGTCTGCGGGTAGGGCAGCGTAGCGGCTGACTGGGCCGTGATGACGTACAGCTCGCCCCCGTAAGTCCACAGCCCTCGGATCGGGCCGTCGTCCAGCGCGCTGACCGGCGAACCGCCTACCGTGAACGTGATCGCTTTCAAACCTGGGCAGCGCGTCAGGAACGCAGACTCCTTGCCACCCTGCGGCACCACCTCCGGATACAGGTTCACGCAGCGGTCGTTCGCGGCGTTGATGCTCGCCGCGACATAAGAAGCGCCGAGGATGGGCGTCTTCATCAGTAGCCGCCTGCGAAGATGTTGAAGCGCTGACGGCGGCGCGCGATCAGGCTGTACGGCAGCGCCATGATGTCGTCGGGATTGTTGATGCGCTTCAGGTTGCGCTTGGACGTCATCGCGATCCGCTGCACGGTGGGCGGCGGCTCGACCCCAAACTCAGGCGCGATCTCGCACGCGAGGCAGTACCGGAACGCCCGCAGGTAGCCTGGCGGGAACTGAAGGATGGTGTTGAGCGACGCAGCCTGCGTGAGCGGCTGCACCGACACCAGATGAAATTCCAGATCCTTCGTCGGACGGGGGTACAGGTACATCTCGACGTTGGGGAAGGTCATGTTGACCCACATCATCTGTGGGAACGTGCTCCCCGCAGTCTTCAACGCAATCCCGTTGTACTGGTCTTGGTTGATGAAAAGGATGTCATAGGACAGGCCGCTGCTGGTGTCCTTGAAGTAGGTGCTGTCATCGAGCAGGATGGGGCGCTGACCAACGAAGTCGCCAGTCGGGCCAAGCGACCGGTTGATCGTGTTGGCGGGCCAGGTAAAGACTTGGTCTTGCGTCGAGAACACCGACAGACGTTCGGTCGACCAAGAGTCGATCATTTGGTTCATCGCCGTGAAGGCGTCGTCCGATGTCTCAGGCGAAGGCGTCTCACCTTCGGCCAACTGACCAATGAGGCGCAGCGCCCCGTTGATCAGGTCGCCTGCCGAGACGCCGGAGCCTGATAAGGTAAGGATGGTCATTCCGTAGGCTCCTCGGGCGCCGGCACCTCAGTCCACCGCTGGTGCCAGACGCCATTGATCAGTTCAGGCTCAGTATCGCGCAGCATCATGCCGGGCGACGGACGAGGGCGCGGCGTGGGCAGCACAAAGCGAATGCCAGCGGCTTTCAACGCCTCGACGTTGGTGTTGGGCGGGAAGGTGCCGTCAGGCTTGAGCAGAAATTGTTTCATAGGTAGGTCACCACGCGCACGAACCCGTCGCCACCGTCGCCACCTGCCCCGGAGTCAAACGCTCCAGACGCAGCAGCGCCGCCACCGCCACCGCCGCTAGGATAGCCGCCTTTGCCGCCAGCACCTGCTACTAAGTCAGTACCGCCTCCAGAACCGCCACCGGAACCGCCGACAAAGTAGTCCAGCAGACCGTCAGCCCCTGCGCCTCCGTTGCCTCCAGCGGTTCCAGCAGCGCCGCCGCCGCCGCCAGCATCAGTTGCATTGCCAGAGAACACCGCGCCGCCAAGACCACCGTCGCCGCCTATCTGCGAGGTTGTTGATCCTGCTAAAAAACCAGCGCCTCCAGCACCGCCGCCGCCGACATACCCGCCCCGACTCCCGCCATTTCCTACAGATGTAGTTCCAGACCCACCAGCAGATGAAAACGGTGTCGTTGCAGTGCGAAATGCATCTATGCTTAGTCGTCTAGCGCCACCAGCAACGCCGACACCAGAAGTTGACCCACCAGTACCACCAGCGCCGCCAATTGCCACAAAAGTGCCAAATTGACTGGATGCACCAGTTCCACCTAGTGTGCCGTTCGTTTCGTCGGCCGTTTGTGCAGGACCACCTGTGCCGCCCGATCCAATAACGATTGTCTCTGTGGCGCTCAGTGCGCTTGCAGGAATGCGAATATCGATCCTTGCGCCAGCGCCACCACCGCCACCACCATTAGCGTTGTTTGCTGTTGACGCGCTCCTGCGCCTCCCAGACCCTCCACCGCCACCACCACCGTACATCAACACCTCAACGTACCGAGCGCCGAGCGGTTTCGTCCAGGTCGATGTGCCGACCGTTGTGAACTCTTGGATGTCGACGGCGCCCTGCGAGGGTGTCGGGTCGTTCAGCGTGATGCCGGTGATGGTCTTGCTGGTGTAGCCAGCAGCGGTGATGACGGCGCTGTAGATGCCGTTAGCTGCGTAGAAGATCCAGCCGCCGGAAGCGTTCGTCGTGATGGGGTTTGACTGAAGCGTCAGCCCATCATCAGAATAAATCGTTGCGAGCGCGCCTAACGAATCATAGACGTAGACCAGCGCGCCGCTGATCGGGTTGTTGCCACTGTCTGTGACAATGTCATAGTAGCTCTGCATGAGCGGTGTCCTTCCGACGCCGCCGCGCAGGCGCGGCTAGCTCGTTGGTCGAAGGCGCCTCGGCCTCGTCCGGATCATACCGCACCCAGCCATTCTTTTCATCCTGTTCGGCCTCCAGCTCCATCGTAGCGACTTTTTCGCCGTGGTTGGGGTGCCGCAGGTAAATTATTGCCATGTGTATGCAGCGGGGGCCGAAGCCCCCGCTGTCCATCAGTTGCCGGCCATAACGACCCAATTCGTGCCATCTTCGCAAACCAGCGTTGCCCAAGCACCCGCTGACGCGGCCAAAATGGCCGTGGCAGCAGTGTTTGAGGTACGCGGCTTGACGTTAGACGACGCGGAAATGACCGTGTAAGTGCCCGACAAGTTTTTGAGGTAGACGGTCCGTCCGATGTAAGCAGCCCCGCTGGGCAACGTCACAGTGACGTTGGCAGCGGAGCCGTTACAGATGACGTAGTTTTCATCTTCGCCCAGCGTAAAGCTGGCGGTCTTGGTGACCGGAGCGTTGAGGTAAAACGACGTCAGCGCCGGATCGGAGTACGCCACGCCAACAGATTTAGTATTCGGCATGACGTAGCTCCTTTAGGCAATCTTGTAGACCGTGTACGCACCCTCTGCGGTCTTGCGGAACCGAAACGCTGCGCTTGAGGTGATGGCTACCACAACAAAGGCGTTGCCGCCATCTGTGATGCCAGTCGCCGTAGCTAACGTGACGGTGCCGCTTGACGTACCGATGTTGACCAAGTTCAGATCAAACGTACTGCCAACAGTAGCGTTGGGCAGTGCCGCATCAATCAGAGCAGCGGTCGGCAGCGTGTAGGTTGCAGCAGAAGTGGAAGGGTTGGCTACCAGCATACCGCCCAAAATCTGGGCGGCGGTCAGGGTCGCCGTGGAAGTTGCGGTTTGCGGTGTGTCCGCGTAGCCCATCGTGGTTTCTGCACGATTGCCAGCGCCGACCTGATAGCCGCCTGCACCATTAGAAAGAGCCATGATTTGTTCCTTTACAGAAAGGGTTTAACCCCACATACGGCAAGCGAGTTGCGGACGAATGACCGAGTAGCCGTAGAGGACGTCAATACGGCAGGGCATCCTGTCGTTGTTGATGTCGTACTGGCGCACGATCCGCATGGAGATCCCGTTGTGAACCTGGCGGCTCGCCATGTCCACGCCCTGCGGCATCACAAGGTCAGCGGTCGCAAACGCGATCGCGTCTTTGTGGTAGAGCAGGTTCTGCGGGTACTGGGTGCTGGCGCTGCCCAAGAAGGTCACCGTCGCGCCCGATTGCGGGAACGAGTCCACGGTTGCCAGAGCCTGACCGGAGGTGTAGATCGCCGGGCTGACGCTGACCGTGTACGCACCGCCGGCTGCCGTCGCGTCAGCGGTCGCCACAAACTGCTGAAGAGCACCAGTCGACTCACGGGTTTGCGGGTTGACCGCATAGACGTTCGCAACGGTGAACACATCGCCCTTCTTGATGGTCTGCGTGCCGGTGCCGGTGATCGCAACGGTCGTCGCGCCCTGCGTGCTGACGGTAGTGGTCACCGTGTGCGCGCCGGTGCGGGTGCCGGTCGTGTGCTGCTTGATCGACTGCGACATCGCCATCTCGTCGTAACCCAGAATGCCTTCGCCCATCAGGCCCGACTTGAACTGACGGCTGATGGTCGACACCGGGTTGAACAAGCCCTTCATGCCCTCGACCAGACCGGCGTTGGCAGCCGGGTTGACGGTGGCATAGCGCGGGCTCATCGGCGCGGCGGCCTCGTTCAGCTTCTGCTGACCTTGGAGCAGCACCAGGCTGGTCGACGGAACGGTGCCAGGCGTGCCGACCGAGGCAAAGATGCCTTGGTAAGCGTTCGCCACATCGGCGTCGATGCTGGAGGCCAGCTGACTAACCCGAGGCTTCAACACACGCTCGGCGAAGTCGTCGAGCTGCATCGTCAGTTCGGCAGTCGTGAAGTTGATGCCGATATGCTTCTGGCTGGAGACGGTGAGCGTGGTGAACTGCTCATTGTCGTCCTGCACTTGCAGCGCGGCGCCATCGGTTACCAGCGCGCGGTCCGGCAGACGGATACGAAGGGTCGTACCAATCTTGGCGCCTTCCTGCGCGAACGAGTTGTCGTCATTCTGTTCGGCATGGGCCGCTACACCCACACCCTGCTTTCGCAGCCTTGGCTTTCACCAAGGATCAGACTATATCTTCAAACGGACCGCCAGATGCGCCCACTTCGGATCATCGACACCAAGCTAGGTGTGACACCAAATTGAGCAGCAATCTCTCGGTGCAGACCAACTGAAGCGCGAATTTTCTTGACGTCTTCCGACGACAGTTTGCGGCGCCCGCTACGATCGCCAGCAGCCTGGCGATTTTTAGTGGTCATGTCTGCCATGTTGTCGTGGAACGAACCCGAAAACAGATGTTCTGGGTTGACGCATCGACGATTGTCGCATTTGTGCAGAACGTAGTCTGTTGGCTTGCTATACGCCAACTCATACGCTACGCGGTGCGAGTAGTGGGGCTTTCCGTTCATGCTGAACTGCCCATACCCGTTACGCATCACAAACCCGACCCACTCATGGCAGCCATTCTCGCGGACGGCCACTTTTTCAGAAAATCGTTCTTCAACTGATCGCTTCACGTTTGCCCCGCATTTCGGGCCGCTTGGCCCTACGCCGTTTCCGGCTAGTCGTTGAACCTTCATCATATCACAGTTAATGATAAGATGCTTGGCTGCTGATTGCCCAATCCAGCACTTTTTGGCCGTCACGATTCCCGTTTCCGAGTGCGTTGTGGCGTGCATGGCTCTAAGGGGTTTCCAGCAATTAACGGGGTTTAACGTCAGCTAGACTTTCGTTTACTGACGGTTTACGTTACGGGTGATCACAAGGTTGTTCTCGAGGATTTCGAGAGCCTTCCTCGTGATCATGTCAATCGTAAGAATGCTATTTGCCATGATGGCTCCTTAAACTTGCTGTTGGGCTTGCCACTTGCGGATCTGCCGTTGGCGCTCCGCTTCGATCCACGCAGTAGCATCCATCGCTTTGACCGAGCGAGGGTCCGTGGTGTCGTAAGCGGGCGTTCCGGCCGTTCGCGCTGTGACAGGCGTGATGGGCGCCGGGGCGCTCGATTGCTTCCTGACCGGCATTGGATTGCTGGCGAGTTTCGCCTCAATCTTGCCGATCTCCTTGGCCTGCAAGATCGGGCTCAAGCGGGAGATGCGATCAGCTTCCTTTGGATGACTGCCTAAATAATAGGCAAGGTCAGGTCCAGCGTCAGAAGCCTGAATCGTTTGCGCCATCACGGTGGTGATTCGCAGGTTCGGGTTGTAGGCGACCGTTTCAAAGTCGTCGTACTTGTCCCGCGCTTGCTCTTCCCGTTCCGCATACGTCTCCAGCAGCTCGGCCTGTTGGCGCTCCATGTCCCTTTGCTGGAGAAGCTGTTGAGCCTTCTGTTCGGCCAGCGCTTGCGCGTAGGCTTCAACCGACTCAAACTGTTCTGCCGGCGGCAGTTCCTTGGGCGTCTCGGACGTTTGCTGCTGGGGGCGCTGTTGGCGCTCCCACTTGCGCTGCTCTCGCGCAAGCCGTTTGGCAACGATGGCGTCAAGCTCTTCTTGAGTGAAGGTCTTGGTCGCTTCCGGCGTTTGTGGTGTTGCTTCAGCGGGTTCAGGTGCCGTAACCTGGAGCTCTGCTGGCGCGGGGGTCTGTTCGACCTGTACCGCTACTTCTTGGTCTGACATGGTTGATTCCGAAGAA